AAATTGTCAAGACCGGTGAACTCCCAAATATGTTATTTACGGGGTCTGCCGGCCTAGGCAAAACTACTGTTGCAAAAGCATTATGTAATTCTCTTGACTTAGATTACATTTTAGTGAATGGTTCTGAAGAAGGTAACATTGATACCCTTCGTGGTAAAATAAAACAATTTGCTTCATCATTATCTTTACAGGGTGGCTACAAAGTAGTCATCCTTGATGAAGCTGATTACTTAAACGCTCAATCAACTCAACCGGCTTTAAGGGCTTTTATTGAAGAGTTTTCTAACAATTGTCGGTTTATCTTAACCTGTAATTTTAAAAATCGTATTATTGAACCACTTCATTCTCGATGTGGTGTATATGAATTTAATACTTCAAAGAAAGATCTAAGCGAATTGGCTAAAGATTTTTTTAGGCATACTCGTAATATTCTTGAACAAGAAAATATTACATATGATGCAAAAGATCTTGTTAATATAATTATGAAACATGCTCCAGATTGGAGGAGAGTCTTAAATGAACTTCAAAGACGATCAGTGGGTGGTAGTTTTAGTAGTAGTGGTTCTTCTAGTTCTTCTATCACTGAAATTGACTTACTCTTGAAATGTATTAAAGAAAAAGATTTTAAGAAAATGAGAAGCTGGGTTGTTAATAATATTGACACCGATGCTTCTGCTATTTTTCGTGGAATTTATGATCGCATGTATAATCATATGAAACCAAATTCTGTTCCGCAGGTTGTTCTTATTCTTGCGGACTATCAATATAAACAAGCTTTTGTCGCTGATCAAGAACTGAATGTGGTTGCTTGTATGACAGAGCTAATGGCTAACGTGGAGTTCCAATAATGGATAATGCTGTAGTATATGACTTTGAAACGTTATCTCAAGATGCGGTAAATGGTGTAGTAATTTCTTTTGCTATGTTATCATTTGACGAATCACGATTTATTACTAAGCCATATGAGTATGAAGAACTGTTAAAGAATTGTCACATGATTAAATTTAATGTTGATGAACAAGTCAAAGAATATGGTAGATCTGTTCAAAAGGATACTATTGAGTGGTGGAAGAATCAGCCTAAAGAAGCACAGTTGCAACTTAAACCGTCTGAAGATGATGTGTCAATTGTTGAGCTATATGATTTTTTTGTTGAGCATCAACCTAGCAATCTTAAAAAGCTATACACACGTGGTAATACTTTTGATCCTGTTTTCTTTGATTATATTATGAAAGATACTGATAATATTACACCATATCCATGGTGGATAGTCCGTGATACACGGTCGCTTATTGATGGTATGGCATGGGGTACAGATCTAAATAACAAGTTCATGCCGCCCACGGTCGGGGATAAATTTATTCATCATGATCCAAAGCACGATATTGCGGTTGATGTTATGAGAATTCAAACCGTGGCTCAATCACTATGAGTCCCTTTGATTATCTAAACAGTATAAACACATCAAAGAAAGACATTATGTCTGATGATCTTGATGAAAAAGACTATGCAGCCTTTGTAATTAATAGAACTCTATCATATTTTAATGATACCGTCTTGATGGCAAATGAAATGAATTTAAATGCTCATCTGGACAATAGACTTCAATATGATTTTTATCGACAAATCGTCAGACAGCGTAAACGATTTTCTAAATGGACAAAGGAAGATAAGTCAAAAGACATTGATGCTATTAAAGAATACTATGGATATTCAAAAGAAAAAGCTTACCAAGTACTCTCACTTATTAATAAAGAGCACCTTGATAAAATTCATTCAGCAATTAGTAAAGGTGGTAAAACCCGCTAAAAATTTAATTAGTATAAATATAGCTATCATGAGTACATTATCGTGAATAGAATATATTAGAAGTGAGTTGAAAAAATGAATGAAGAAGCTACTTTAGTAGACTGGTCTCCTGATTCAATGTTGGAGATTACTCTTAACGATCCAGATGATTTTCTAAAAGTTAGAGAAACTCTTACACGCATTGGCGTGGCATCCCGAAAAGAAAAAAAACTATTTCAATCTTGCCATATTTTACATAAGCAAGGTCGTTATTTTATTGTACATTTTAAGGAATTGTTTTTACTTGATGGTAAAAAATCCACATTAGAAGAAAGTGATGTTGCTAGACGAAATACTATTGCAACATTAATTTCTGATTGGGGTTTAATCACCATCGACAATTCTGAAAAAGCTAAACCAGTTGCTCCCTTAAGACAGATTAAAATTATATCTTTTAAGGATAAAGATCAGTGGGAGCTTTGTCCAAAGTATAATATTGGCCGAAAATAATATTTTTTTGATATAGCCTATTTACTTTTTTAAATAAAGTACTATATATACTATAGAGGCAATTCGTAGGAATTGTCCAAATACGGCGGGATGCAGAACAATCTGGTCCCAGAACATTCTTGCTTGGAAGAGGAGAACACCAAAATGACAGGCATACAAACACTATTTCCGCGATCATCTTTTGTAGGATTCGATCATCTGTTTAATGAAATGGAACACACCGTTCGTCACGCAGCTGATCATTATCCACCCCATAATATTATTAGAGCATCTGAGCACGAGTATCTTATTGAACTCGCAGTTGCTGGTTTTTCAAAAGATGAATTATCAATCGAAGTTAAAGATAGAACTTTAATGATAACAGGAGAACACGTAAGTAAAGGGAGAGACTTTATTCATCGTGGTATTAGTACCAAGAAGTTTAAACGTACTTTTCGATTGTCTGAACACGTTCAAGTAAACGGAGCAGATATTCAAGATGGCATACTTGCTGTAGAACTGAAGTATGAAATCCCAGAAGAAATGCGTCCTCGTAAAATCAAAATTGGTCAAACGAGGAAAACAAATGACACAAGTAATATTAACAGCACACAACTACTCAACGAAAGCAATTGAGCTAATTATTGAATCACTATCTTCATTTTGGAAGCATCTAAAATTTAGAAATGGAGTTAGAGAAACACGTAATGAACTTAAATCATTAAATGATAAAGAATTACGTGATATTGGTATCACAAGAGGTGATATTGAAGCAATTGCACGAGGTGACTGGGAATTTGTTCGAAGAGCAAACTATCGTTATTCCGAACCAGCATCCAATCCTAATTTAAAAGGATGGAGCTAATGGCAACAAGTATAGCATCTACTATATTTTCGCCATTGTCGGGATTTTGGTCTGCATTCGAACGCTTCAGCTTGGCGATGGGATATTCCAGGGCAGCGGCGGAACTCGCACGAATGGGATATTACGAGGAATCGAAAAAATGTATGATGGAAATGCAAAAATTGCGTAGCTAACAAAAAAGGGCAGAAATGCCCTTTTTAACTTTTTAACATAAAGGAACACACACATGACACAGAAAAACCCTTTTGAAATTAGAGCTGAAATGCTTCAAATGGCTAAAGACTATATGGATCAACAATATAAAATGAATATTCAACTTGCTACCGATATGTATGATCAAGGCCAAAAGAATATGACTGAATTGCAAGATGCGTACAAAATGTATTCAGTTGAAGATATGATGGCAAAGGCCAAAGAAATGTATTCTTTTGTCTCGAAGAAAGATTAAAGGTTTACATTACCTCTATATTATGTTATAATTACTCCAATGACGGAGGAATGTTTTGAATAATTTTTATACATCTATCAATCGCCATAAAGGTGAAATTTTGTATCGTGGTTATACTGCTAATGGTACTCGGATTGAAAAACGTGAAAAGTTCGGTCCAACATTTTTTTTACCATCAAAGGATCCATCTAAATACCGATCCCTTGATGGTAATTATTTAAACTCATATCAGTTTGATACAATGTATCAAGGTAAAGAATTTCTAGACACATACAAAGATATGGAAGGCGTGAAAGTCTACGGAACTAGGAATTACGTTCATCAATATATTACTGATAACTTTCCAACTGATATAGAATTTAATCAGAAACATATTAATATAGTTAATTTTGATATTGAAGTTGCATCAGATGATGGATTTCCTAGTCCGGATGTGGCATTACATCCAGTTATTTCAATAGCTTTAAAATCCAGTAAGTCATCTATATATCAAGTTTGGGGTTTAGACGAATACGATCCTGCTAAGACTGAACTAGATATGGCTGGCAATCATATCAAATATCATAAATGTAATACTGAAACTGAGTTATTAGTTTCGTTTATAAACTATTGGACTAAAAATTATCCAGACATCGTTACTGGATGGTATATCCGCCAATTTGATATTCCGTATTTAGTTAATAGAATCTGTAGACTTGCCGGAGAAATACCAGGTGAAGATGGCCAAATAAAATGTAAACCGGCTCGGAGACTTTCTCCGTGGAATAATGTCGGAACAGGTACATCTCGAGGTCAAAAAAGTGCGAAATATGGTTATGAGTTAGAAGGCATTCAAATTGCTGACTATATTGAATTATTTAAAAAGTTTGGTTATTCTTACGGACCTCAAGAGTCTTATAAGCTAGATCATATTGCTTATACCGTACTAGGTGAAAACAAATTATCATATGAAGAGCATGGCAATCTTCACAACTTATACAAAGCAGACCATCAAAAATTTATTGATTATAATATTAAGGATGTTCAGCTTGTTGACCGCATCGATAGTAAGATGGGTCTTATTAACTTAGTTTTAACTATGGCCTATAAAGGTGGTGTTAATGTAAGTGATACTTTTGGCACTACGGCTATATGGGAATCAATTATCTATCGCCGCCTTCTTAAAAATGGTGTGATACCACCAGTTGAACAGATTTCTCAATGTATGTACGGCTTAGTCGGTAATCCAGACAATCAAACCTATGACGCTAATGGTGCTAAACAAGCTCAGCGTACAATTGCAGGTGGTTATGTAAAGTCGCCTCGACCAGGCGCTTATGATTGGGTAGTGT